TGGAAACTCAGATTATCAAGCATTTATTGATGATGTATTAGTTACAGGTGATGCTGGTGACGCATTATTTGAACTGTTTCCTGATTCTGCAACCTCAGCAAAGAAAATAAGTTTTTCTGGAATTATTACTGGTGCTGAATATGGAGCAACACTTGGAGAAACACAGCTAATAAATATTTCATTTATTACAACTGGTGCAATAACTTCAGCTATTTAATTAATTTACCAACCCCACAATTATGGCATCAAAAAGAACAATAGACCTTCTTACAGAATCTTATAAGGAGGAAATGACCACTAGAAGAAAATATGAATGGAAAAACTCTAATGGTGATGTTATTGAAACTTTATATTTTAAACCTCTAACTAGATTTGATAGAAAAAAAGCACAATCTGTTGCTGGCACAGATGAAGCTTTAACAATAACAACTCATATTCTTTGTCAGGTTGCAGAACTTGAAGATGGTAGCAAAGCTTTTAAGATGGCAGATGCAGAGGATTTGCATAGATTTATCCCTGAAAATGTTTTAAATGATATTGAGTTATTTTTATTTAATTTAAATACAGATATTAATTCAGCAAAAAACGAATAAGAGGGGATAACTGGCTTAATTTTGAGTTTTTCCTAGCAACAGAACTTGGTAAGACATTACAAGAATTAAGAATGTCTATTACTGAAGAGGAGTTAATATATTGGGCTGCATATTATGAAATTAAGAATGATAGGGAGAAACAAGAAATGCAACGACAAAAAGC